CTGATGATGCTGCACCACCAATGCCAACCCCTGCTGTAGATAAAAACAAAATACTATTGTTACCCTCGCCATCTGTTATCTGTTGTCCTGTAGAAGATAATACTGTATTAGCACTTGTTTTTAAAAGCCCTACATATGTTACCGATATTTGAGTATTAGTTAATGCTGCCATTTACAATTTTTTTTAAGTACACTATTAATTTTTGTACGTTTTTATTTTTAGGTTTACTTTTTCTTTTTCTCATAATACCCAACCATTAAACAAAGCATCTTTGTCAGGATCAATGTCATCATTGGTGTTGCTTGTATATTCTGGAAATAGTGACTGATTAAAACTCATATAGTCAATAAATCTTCTTGTGTAATATTCTGCAATATTTCTCTCTTTAGCTATTAAAAAATCTACTTCACTTTTTGAGACTGTTTCTGCATTTTCGCTTGTATGTTTAAATACACCACCATTTTTTATTTGATATGCTGCGAATGGTAAATAGTCGACCATAGCAAAATGTATTAACATAGGTTGTATAAAATCTGTTACAAGTGATAAATAATTACCTGATAAACTTGCACCGCCTACACCCGCAATATCATTACTAATTTTATTATATAAGTCAGTACCTAAATAGTTTCTTATATGTATCTCTTGAGCAATTTTTATAAATTGTATAAACTTATCTGTATCTACATTACCATCTAATATAGAGTTCTGTACCAATTGCTTTCTAGTAATAAATAATGCTGTCGCCATTTTTTAATTTTTTCTCCAATAATTATTTCTTGCAGATGCTATTTGTGCCACTTCTGGTGGATTAACATCAAACCTTGCATCTTTTTTTTCGTTTCTAGGCAAAGCACTAATTATTTTTCTAGCTCTACCAACTGTTATCTTTTTATTATTCTTTTTTAAATATATTCTACGCATCCAATAATGTGAACAATTTACACCGCCTTTATAAAGCCAAATATTATATCCCTCGCCTTTTGCATCTGCTGGGCTAAGATCAACATTAGCTTTGCTTGTCTTGTCAAGATCTTCTTTACGATATACTTTATTTGCTGCCATCATTTTTTGACAAAAATCTCTAGATTTACCTTCTGTAGATCTACCAGCTGTGTAAACATATCTTATTTTAAATATACTTGTATCTTGACTGCTTTTTTTTCTTGCATCTCCTGTTATTACACTAGCAAACTCAAAATAATTATTTATTTCTGTTTCATCTTCAAACGCTGGTTGCTCATCTAATAACAACCAATTATCATCAATTTCTTCTCCTTTACTAATGATCAAATCTGCTAAGTCGTTTGCTTCTTGAATACTTAAAGAAACATTTTTTAAATCTTGTTTAACTCCGGTTTCTTCTTCTTTTGTCTGTTGATCCTCTACATTTTCTAAATCTGTAAATTCAAGTGGTTGTAAAGTTTTAAAATATAAATTTAACGTGATATTGTTATATGATAATATTTTATCAAAATGATCTATTAACAAATTTTGAAAAGGCCTTATAACTGTGTTATCCATTAATATTGATGCTGTTTTTAATTCATCAGCATTGTTACCTAATCCTGTTTGATCTTTTATACCTAACAGCATAGGGCTAACAACTCTGTGTGATACCATTATTTTTTTGGTACTTTCTTCGCTTAAAAACTGATATTGGTTATGTGCATCAGATAATTGTACAGGATCAATATTTGCTTGACTTTCTGCATTATCATTAAATGCAAGTATAAATTTTCCTGCATTACTGCTACCACTAAATTTTTGGTATATTCTTTGCTCAATAAGTTCCCTTTCTTCTTCGTTTGGCACACCATTGTTAAAGTTTATTAACATACTTGGTGCTAAACCATTCATTATATTATTTAAATGATAATTGCTAACTTCTTCTTCAAGCTCTGCATATTGTAGACCACCTTGATAATCTACAGGACTATAATAAAAAAATCCTGCCCTATAAGGTTTTATGTACATAATCTCTAAATTTTCTCTGCTCATACCAAAAGCTGGTATTTTCTTCAAAACCGTATTCGGTTTTACTTTGTCCCAGTCAGCAGCGTAATAATATGCTTTTATTTCGCCATCTTCACTTTTTTCTGCTCTTAAAGTTTCAACCGGCATATGCTCTAATCTAGCTATTTTACTTCTGTCTTGCGAGTAAATAATTTGTACTGCACATTGTCCCATAAGTTTGAGATCGTAACACAATTTTCGAACACAATCATTATGAAATAAAACTTTCATTTGTGCATACTCGTTGGGTTTACGTGATGAATCAGTTGCATCTAAACCTTTACCATAAATCATTTCGCTTATGCCATTTATTATAGCATTATTTGTAGGACTACCGTTATAGCGATCAATTAAGTATTGGAAATACATATTATCTTCGCCATATTGTATGTAATCTTTATTTTTAATTTCTGTTATTACAGGGCTTGTGTATGTGCTTAAATTTACAATTCTTAAATCACTCATATTATAATATAATCGTTATCATTCATTGCTGCTTGGCTATCTGTTGTATATTGTCCACTATTTATATCATAGTAATTATTGTTAGATTGATTTATTGTTTGATCTGTAACAAAAATTTTATCTTTATATAGTAATGTATTACTAGTTCCAAAAACACTAAGGTCATAAAATCTACCCTCTTTTAATATTGTATTACTATCTGAATCAACGTATCCTGATCCTTGATTTATAATACTTATAAAATTATTTGCAGTAAAGCTTGTGTTAACACTTGTATATGTAAAGCTCTTATTTGTGCTATTATCTCTTACAACAATATTATCTACTGCACTAAATTGTCTTGGTATGACTTTTAATGTTTGACCTGTTGGACTTGTTGTCATAATCTTCATATTTATATAACAAAGTAAACATAAATATTTGTAAAAAAAAAGAGGGCTATAAGCCCCCTTTACATTCAAAAACCATAACTCATTTACGCATTTGGATCAATTGGTGATGAAGCGTCATCAGTTGGTGCTGATGCACAGAAGAATGGTGGGTTTGTTTCTTGCGCAGTCAATACTAATGTAAATCCTGACAAGTCACCCATTGCTGCCCCTGATACTATCGTACCACCTGTAACGTCACAACCGTGAATTTTTCCTAATAAGAAAGCATTACCGTTATAATCTTGCACTACAACTTGTGGTCTACCGTGAGCTAGTAATTTAATTTGCTCTTGTGTAGCCTTGTCTAAAAATTGTAATGTTAAATTAAGTGTACTTTCGTAAAAAGTTGTTCCATTTTCCCTTGATGAGTTTATGGCTGTTTCTAAAGAAGAGTTACCTTTTAAATCATATCGAAAAAAATCAACAGACCCATCAAGAGTAACAGAACCATCTGCTGCTATTGCTAGATCTCTTGTTGTATTATTGTAGTTTGAGAAAAATACAAATCTTAATCCACCTACACCTGATTTACAAGCTAAAGCTCTTCCATTTGTTATATTACAAGCCATATTTTAAATTTTTAAAAAAAGGCAGATGGATTAACACCCACCCTTTTAATTAAACACTATTACGAATATAGTACAATATCAGAGCCAATGCCGTGCTGTACACCTGCACTACCTCTTAATACTACTCTTACATTTTGACTTCCGTCAATGTCCGCCATATCAATTAACTTAACTTCTTGCCAGTCGTTTAATAGACCAGTACCAAAAAATAAGTTTGATGCTTCTGCTGCAACCATTTTGTCATTACCAAGTCCGGGTGCAGTAAATAGTGGGATACCTTGAAAGTTCATCTCTGTTTTACCAACGTTATATAATTCTCTATAACCTAATGCTGCTTGTGCTTGAACATAAAACTTAGCTGCACTTGTAGGAATATAAATTTTTACATCTTCTTTTCCATACACCGCTCCAGGTATTGCATCGACAACTTTTCCTAACTCTGCAACAATATTTGATGCTGATAAAGTTGTACCTGATACATCAACAACATCACTGTCCGCTGCTAATAATGCTTGAAAGCCATTGAACTCTCCTGCATTTGCTGTTGCACCTTGCCAAATGTTTTGCTCTACCTTTTCTGCTACTTTAGCTGCAACTTGTGCAATCATAAAATCAGAAAATCTTTTTGGTAAATTGTCATACTGACTGAATCCCATACTTTGTGCGTCCCAATCTTGTCTAAAATCTTTTTTACAAAGTTGTAGATTTACTTGGAACTCCTCAGGTTGTAGTATTCTTTCAGTTAAAGTTACATTTGAAGTTGGGTCAAAGTCACAAGAAGCATCTTTTAAAATGCTGTTCATAGATAACTTTTTGATCACTTCTTTGAACTTAATATTGGGTTTTATTGTAACCCCCCCTTGTGATAACGTAACACCACTTAATAATGCTGCTGCTATATACTCACCAGCAAATTCGCCTGCATAAGTAGTTGTTATCGAAGTTGTAGTCGCCATATCTTTATTTCTTTTTATTTAATTAATTATAATTCTCCAACTGTAATAGATGAAGCTGCATTACCATTACCTTGTAGATAATAGTTTGTGCCATCAGAATGTATTTCTACATAATCTCCGATACTTTCTGCATCATCTTCAAACGTTACTCTGTCTACTGCATCAGCTTCAACAATTGCACCATTCACAATTACACCACCATTCATAACATCTCTGTTATCAGCCGGTGTTTGTATTACGAAGTCAGTTGAAAATGCTGCTGCTACAACAAATTTTGCTTTCCAACCTGCTGTTGGTGCAGGTAGTGTTACTGTATAACCAGTTCCAGATATTCTGAAAACTTTTCCAGAATCTGATAAATTTAATGAGCCTGTTGCTGTAACTGTTTCATAGTCGTCAAACATTCTCATTACATCATCGCTTACGTGCGTTAATACTGCCATAATTATTTTAATTTTTATTTATTACTTATAGTTTCCATTACTCTATCTAGAGTAGATTTTGTTCTCGCACCTGCAAATTTGAATTTAAACTCAGATTTATTACTATCTGGGCTATGTTTAATTGGTTCAGTTGCCGGTGTTTTACTCATCTCTACTGCAATTTCAGTAGCTATCTGAGATGACATTTCTTCTTTGTCTTTGTCTTTTGTATCCATCATTTCTTCGATAGTTTTTTTAAGATCGTCCATTTCTTTACGAAATTCCTCTCTTGTAACGTATCTCATTTCATCTTTATCATCCATTTTTTTATCATTTTCTTTTTCATCTTCTTTGTCTTTTTCATCTTCCATATAAGACTCAATCAATTCAGAAATTATGCCCTCTTCAGTTACTTCAAGTCCTCTACCATCTTCTAGTTGGTATTCGCCAACTGGTAGTGGGATCTTTTCATCTTCTGACAAAATAAAAACCTCTTTGCCAGTTTCAAATGTTTCTGCTTCTAAAACAGTTCCATTTTCTAAATTTAATTTTTCTAGTTGTATATCTTCCATACCTAGTAAATTTTTAATTTGAGACAATAATTCTTGTGATTTCATACTTAATTAACAACAAGTATGATATTGTTTGCATTTAAGGAATATTTACCCTGTAGTTGATCCTATACCTTGAGCTCTTAAAGAGCCATCGCAACATTCGATACGATAGGTTTCTTCATCCCAACATAGACAAGCTCTGCGACCACCTCTAGGGCTAGCGTGTTTTCCGTATGAAATGTTTATATATTTATTTTTGTAGTTTCTTTTGTGCCTGTACATTACTTACTGCTTTTGGGGTGTTTTTTTGGTAGTAGGTCATTATCTTGTTTGTAAGCTTTATTTTGTGGTCTGCCATTTTTTACAAGATACATATATGCGTTGACTCTGGCGTGTGCCCACTGTGAGGCACTTCTGACTCTTGGACTGCTACTTGTGTTGAATGCACCTAATCCTCTTTGAAAAACTGCTGACAATTGTCCTATTGTAACGCCATAACCTAATTTATCTTTATAACGCTTGTTAAAATTGTCTACTTTCTTTTGTAAAGCTTCTCGATCTTTTGCTGTAACCTTTGCCCCTGTTCGGCCTTTGGCAGAACCCCTAGCTGTACCTTGCCCTTTCGGGTTTGTATTTTTTCTACTGCCGGGAGCCTTTGGACTTTTCACTATACCACCTCTTGGCCCTACCTTTGCATATTTACTTTTTTTTACACATTTACCATCTTTTTTTACGAAACCCTCTGGACATTTTTTGTCATATAGTTTGTGTTTTTCACAAGGCATATACCATATCTGACCCTCAAAATCGTGTGTGTGTATACCCTCACAACCTATATCTCCTGCTATTTTCTCAGCCATTTCTTTTGTGCTATATCCTAATCTATCGTTTATTATGGCAAAATCGTCATTTATTTTCTGACTTGTAAGTTCTAGTTCGCCTAGTTTTTTTAATTTACTTTTTGCCCAACTTTTAGCTGATAAACCACCCCATAATAAAAAAGATATAGTACCACAAGCTTGTTTGTCTTCTGGTTTGTAGTATGCTTCTGCTCGTGATAGATAGCTATATAATCTTTTTATTGTTGTTACACTTAATTTTTCTTTTGCTACCAATTGTCTAGCACGATTTTTTCCAACTAAGGTGGCACATTTATTATTGACTTTTTTATTTAATTCAATACCTCGCCTTGCATTATTAATTGCTGCTTGTGGATAATCGTTATAACTTTCTAGTGTAACTTTTTCACTAAATAGTTTTCTTACAGCATCAAGTATTTCTTCGCTTTCTTGTTCTTTAAGATCCTTTGCATCTGCCTGTTTTGGTTTTTCCATTTTATCAGCAAAATAACCTTCAACTGAAAAACCTTTTACTTTTCCTGTTTTCACATATTCGTTCCAAACTTCATCATTATTAACTTTAATAGCACCCATCCACGTACCAACAGGAACATTCATATTATACTTTCTAGATTTGTCGTGTACCTCGTCCTCTACCAGCCAACTTTCCACAAGTGTTAATCCTTTAATACTATGTTGATGCTCTATTGTAGATTTACTTTGATTTCCTTTCATCAAAAAACCCTCTGATGCTTTTCGTACTGTTTCACGTGAAAAATAAATATAATACTCATCCTCCTGATTTTTACGGTAAATGGGTTTATTGGGAATAAGTAGTGGCCCAAGTAATATACGCTTTTCTTTGTCGACTTCTGCTAATTTAATTTCTTGATGATTTTTAAGAGCAATAAAATCTTCTTCAATTGCTGGGTTTTCTACAACAGATATTGCTTCAATACCTGCAAGTTCATCAAATTCATCTATTACTAATTCTACTATTCTCATAATTATATAACATTTATTTTATTAATTTTTGCTATCCTAAACTGCTTTCTTGTACTATATTTCTCTCTAATCCTTGTGCGGTTGTAACATCACCAGCTACAACAAATGCTTTTACCGGCTGTTGTTTTTGTGCTGTGATGGTTTGTGCCAATTGATTTTCAGGTGCTGCCCCAACAATATTAAAACTTGGTGCTGCTGTTTGTATTTGTGGAACATCAATACCCACCGATCCACCGCCACCACTTGCACCTGCACTTGATGCAACAGATTTTGTTTTACTTACAGCTGATTTAACTGCGCTAATTACAGCAATAGCTTGAGCTGCATATGCTATTATTAATGGTATGTTTTGTGGAAAACCTGCTTTTAATGTTTCACTTGCACCTGTTGCTACATTACTACCTGCTTTAGCACCATCAACAGTTGCTTCGGTAGATGCTTGTTGTGCTTTTAATAATGTCTTTTTAACTTCCATTATATTTTCTTTTGCAGCTAATATTGTTTTTGCTACTAGTATTGCTTTTCCTAATCTACTTTCCTCCCCTGCAAGTTGTACTGCTGTATTAAATGTCTTTTCTCGAATTGCAATTTTTTGCTGTTCAATAGCTTTTATCTTATTAGCTCTATTTTGTTCATCTTCTAATATTGCTTTTGATATTTGAGCATTAAAAAATTTAGTCGCTTCTATTTTTTGTGCATCAGTTGCTTTTAGATCTTCCAACTCTTTTAAACCCCTTTCTTTTTGTCTTATTGCTCTTTGTTCTGCTGATAAATCTTCTGCATCTTCGTTAAGTTTTCTAAATTTATCTCTGATATTTTTAATAGCTTCTTGCCTTTTTGCTTCATCTGCGATTGCTTTTGTTATTGCATCTGCTATTTTTTTATTTTCCTTATCGGCTTCTGCTTTATCTTCCTGATCGATTTGATTTAAAAACTGATCACGCCTGTTTTTTAATTGTCTTAATTTTTTTTCAGTTTCAGAAATAGCCTTATCTCCCTCTTCATCAACACCTGTAAATATTGATGCTGCTATACTTGCACCAGCACCACCGACCTTATCAGCTAAACCAAAATCTTTACCAAAAAAAGCACCTATTTTATCTAAACCTGTTGCAAGTTTTTCAATCGGTATTAAAACAAAATTCAATATTCCAGTTAAAATAACTCTATTTCTACGTGCTGTCTCTATTTGTTGTTTTCTTAATGTCTCTTGAGCCTGCAATTGTGCTTCTAATGCAGTGATTGTTTCATTTGTTTGCTGTATTTTTAGATCTCTGATTTCTTTTTCAGTTTTGCCTTGCCTTTTTAATGTGGCTTCTGTTTCTGAAATATTTTTAAATTGATCTTCTGATGCTGTTACAATTTTTGCTGCTTCTTCTGCGGCCTTTTTTTGTTCTTGGTTAACGCCTGTTAGTGCTTCTTTTATTTTATCAAAGTTAGCGACTAAAGTACCCACCAAAACTACTAATGCACCAATACCTGTAGATATTAAAACCTTTTGAAAAATTGATAGACTTGCTGTTGCTACTTTTATACCACGACCTAAGCTTAAAAATAATTTACCAAATGATTGAAACTGTAGTGATAAACCACCTGTTATTTTGCTTAATCCTGTACTTACATCTCTGTTTTTTAAAAGCGTTTCGTTAAATTGTGCTGCTTTAATTGTACCGGCTGATACTGCTTTTGTGTTTAATTTTCTTTGTACCCTTGCAGCGTTTAATTCATCTTTTAAAAATTTTAAATCTGCCCTTTGTTGTTCTAGTAATTGGTTTTCTCTTATTAATTTTGACTCAAACCTCATTTTTTCGCTACCACTCCCTGCTTCTGCCAAGGCATTTTTATATTCCACTACCCTTTGGTTAGTTTTAGCTAGTTCTTGTCTTTGTATAGCAACATTAAGCGTTAATTCCTCAACCGAATCGCTTGTCAGTTTTATTTCTTCTCTTGCTTTTTGAGCATTTACAGAAACATTTATTTTTGCTGGTGTTGCCATTTAATTTCTTTTTTTAATAATTTATAACCATCCTTAATATTTTCCGGTAACTTGTATTTGCCTTGGGCTATTCTAATATTCTCAGTTTCCCCATTTGCAAACTCTAACAAATCTAAAATGTTAATAATCATACTTTATTTAGTAATTCTAAACTACTTTTTCCTGTTTGTAGGTTTGTAGTTATTTTGTTAATAATAAACTCCTCATTAGATATAACAATAGTATCAGATAATTTATAATTTAAAAGAAAACTTTGTGGCAAAATTGCTTGAACTTTTACTAATCTTCTGTTATAGCTGAATATATCACTTATATATTCTCTATAAAATGATTTAAACAAAGTGTTTTCATCTATTTGACCTGTTACAAAAGGATTAATTTCTTGGCTAAAATTTAATGTTTGACTATCGGATGATGTTGTATAAGTTATTGTTATCGTTCCGCCTGTATCAACATCGCTACTAGCAAAAACACTATTTTTTATTACATTGTTTACTGTTGTGCTTGAATTATCTGCAACCACTACTGTTTGAGATGCATTATTAGTGTCTAAATAAGTAAATGTAACACTGCTACCTTCGTTGGCAACTGTTAATAGTACACTTGCTGTACCCTCTTGAAAGTTTGTAGGCCGGTTTATAGTATTTAAACTATCAGGTGTTCCAACACCACCGCCATTAAACATTTGTATAGGAGTTGATGATACGCTTGTATTTTTTCTTAAAAATAATAAAGGTTTTCCAATCGTTGGACTTTGATTATCGTCCACAAAATAACCAAAACCTATATTTGTATCTAGACCATCATTATTATTCTTTAATCTTTCAAAAAGCATTTTTTCATAAGGCACTTTTATAATATAATCTTGACCCCTGTTTAATCTTGGATCTCTACCGCTACCGCTTGTATCACTTGCTTTAACAGCACCATATTCTCTAGAATTTAATTTATTATAGAAAAATGCACTAAAAGTTTTAGGATCTTCAAACGTAAACTCAATGTCGTTGAAAGGTACGCTAAAGTCACTCTGGCTTTCATCTATTACAATAAAATCAGTTATATCTCTTGTAGCACCACCTAAATAAAAGCTGTCTAATGTCTGAACTTTAATTTGACTAAATGTACTGCTTGACACGTCATTGTCTACAAATGCAGTTAAATTAAATGTTTTAAATAAACCTGTTAAAAAATTTAATATTTTCATATCAGGTATTTGATCTGATATATAAATAGTGTCAACAACAGAATCTGGGGAAATGTTACCTGCGCTAATGGTTAGTTCTCTTGGTGTTTGCTGATCTTTAATTAATATTTTAGTAAATGTCATACCATAAGTTAAGTTCAAACTTGTTTCTGTTGTTTCAATAACAAACTCAATATTATGCTGCTCGTTTGTCAAAGATAAACCCTCATTTTCAAACTCAAATTCAAGTATAGTATTAGTTGTACCTGATACGTGCGCTAACTCTGCAACCACCTCATTTGTACCTGCTTTTCTGAATCTTGCTGTAAATTTTTTTGTATTTACCGATGGGGTCACAACCCATTGAATTTTCATTTTTTCAATATTTTGAAATTGATTTAAAATACAAGTTTGGAATCTAAATATACCACCATCAAAAACCGGCATAAAACCTGTAAAGCTATTTTGTGGGTTTTGTGTTATATCGTTGTCAAAAAATTCCAACACATCTCCTGTAAAGCTTTGTATTTTGTCTACTACAATTAAATTTGTGCTTGTTTCATTTGATGGTGTAACCCCTATTTCTCCTTTGTTTCTGTGTAACCACATATATAAATTTGAAAAAAATCCTGTTTCTTTAAAAAAATCATCAGTAAACTTAATATCTATTTCGTTATCTTGTTCTATAACTTTTATTATATCAATAATTCTTATTGCTGGTTTTAAATCTGTAAACTGAAAACCTTTTGTTGCACCCAATCTTTCTGTATTTCCTGAACCTGAATCTGACTGATTACCACTAGCGAACAAGTTTCTTGTTGTATCGCTTCTTGCCTGTGTTGTTAGAACACCGCCTTGAGCATTTGAACTATCATAAATAAATCTTTGAGTGTGTGATATCAAAGGGTATATAATATGAGGTACTGATACTGTTTGGCCATTTAAAACCGATACAAAACTTTCTAAGCCTTGTTTTACTCTTGTTACATCATAGTCGTGGTTAAATTGCGAAAAATCTAAACTACTCAGTTTTCTATCTTTTACACGATCTTTCAGCTGTATTGTTTGCCCATAAAAAGTTATATTATAACTATATGGTACATTATTTTTTAATTTTACACCATTCATAACTATGTATCCTGCTCTAAAAGGTTTGTAGTTTAATTCTAGTATAGCATCAAGTTTCGAGTTGGCATCAAATATACCATTTGGAATCGCATCGCTGATTAGGTCTCTACGATAATAATGTTTAAATAATTTGTTGTTAACACTACTTGCCGGTAGATTGAATGTTTTACTAAAATCTGTAAATACTTTTTTTATGTCACGAATATCTTGAATCGTTTGTGTAAGTGTGATCTGCTCATCTTCAAACAAATCTAAATGCTGAAAATTAATATCGGTGATTAAATTTATTTCATTCCATATTCTAAATGTATTTTCCCATAATGTATCTGTTAAATTCCAAATATCTGGATTTGGATCTGGGCTATCTAATAATATGCTTGGTACTGCTAAACCTACTTGGTTCATTATCGTATGGTGTTAAGTTTATCAAAAGCAAAATTAAAATTTATAGTATAGTTTGCAAGCTTGTCATTTAAACTCGTCTGAAAAGTTACTTGTTTATTTTCCGGAATTACAGGCAGATGTTTGTTGTCTTTAAATATCCAGCACCTTGGTGTCATCAATAGTTCTTCTATAACTTGATTATAGCTGTCATTTACATATCCTGTGTTTAAAATAATATTTTCTCTACTAGTGATATTTCTTGTTTTATATTGCGCATTGTTTATCGAATATGTAGCACCGGTTGTTAGAGTGTTTGCCTTATATTCTTCTCTATTTATATTTATGCTTTCTATCGATTTTAAAAAAAAGTTTATACGCTGTAATGCCCCAAATCTATTAACAAAAATGACAGGTATATTGTCAAACTTCTGGCAAGTTTGTTCTTCTACTTTTATTGTTTCTGTGCTACCGCCTGTAACCACGTCAACACTTGTTAAACTAGCTGTTGTACTTGTTGCATATTCAATAGCTGTGTTTGTTGTGTCAATTCCTGTTCCAACTGTTACACTTGATATTGTTGTACTACCATTTTTAAAATTAACTGTAGTTGCACCTGTTAATGTATCTGCACCTGAATTAACACTTAAATTAGCTAGCACAGGTATTTTCAAGATCTCTTGACTTTCTCTAAATATAGTATCGTTAGACATCAATTTTGTGGTGCTTCCCTTGAATGTACTTAATGATAGTGTTGTGTTATTGTTGGTTTGTGTTTCTGTTGTGAAACCATCTTCAAAATATCCAACGCCATCAAAAGCTAACATATTTGTTGTGATTGCATCTAATGCAGTACCGGCTGTGTTTCTTGGGGTTGCTACTGTTTTAACCCAAACATTAAGGCCATTGTTACCAAATGAACCACTAAAGCTGTATTCAATAAAATCTTTGATCAGTTCGCCAATTTCAAATATTACAAAATTATTATTAGAAACTTCGTTTTTCCTTAATTGATAAGTTAAACTTGGGCTTGTTTGATATGTACCTGTATATATTGATATATCGAGATTGCAGTCAGCAAGAGCATTTGCTTCTGTTCCGCCACCATCATTTGCTACCTTTATATATACTGGTGTGTTAATATTTATTTTAAATATTGCCATTATTTTTTGCTGTTATTATTTTTATCTCTGTTATAAAATCCTCTCCGTATGCTTTCGCTAACTGATCAGGTAGTTGTTTAAAATATTTTTTAAATGGTAGTGTAAAAAATAATGATGGTTGTAAACCTTTTATAAATATGCTTTTTGCAATTAAAAAAACTAATGTTTTTCTCGGTATAAACCTACCTCTATTATCGCGTACTAATTTGCTTAAACCTTTTTTCCTTACAACCCATTTGTCCAATGGGCCTGTTGGTGGCATACCTTTCAAACCTCTTTTGCCACCTTTTGATGTGTATCTAAATTTTCTTCCGTATAATTCTTTGCCCTCACTTCTACCGCCTTTTACACCCTCGACACCAGCATCAACAAATTTGCCGTAACCCTCCATAAAAAATGTAATTAAACTTTCGCCTAATGTAATTTTTTCTTTTGATCTTATGCTGTTTACTAAAGTGCCTGTAACTTTATCTTTACTTGCATTTGCTTTTGCTTCTGTTACAACCTGTCTTGCAAATTTTTGTATAACTTCTGTTACCTTTTGTAGTTTCATTAGCAAATGTTTATATCGTTATCAATTAATATATCCATTGTTGCCACCCATCCGGCTACTTCGTTTTCAAATCTATCGAAAAATGGCTCACAATTAACAACCCCATCAAGCTGATACTTTTCTGTATATAAAGTACCGCTTCTCAGTAACTCTATTAATTTGTTTGCAACAGCTAATTGTGTATTTAATATATCGTGTTCATTATTATTTCCTATAAAAATATCACTTGTCTCATCTTTACTTTGATCTACAATATCCATACAAATAACACTTATATTGAATCTAAGTACTTGTTCTTCTTGTGTTACATTGTTTACAATTATATGACTGAGTGGATAAATTGTCTGTTTTGCAAGATCAATTTTTGTAATATCTCCTGTTGTAACGCTATTTACATTTTCATCTGCTAACAAAGTATCACGTATTGTTGTTGTTATTAAATAAAAACCTCTAACTCCTATATTGCTCATTTTAAACTTTTATTTATTTGTCGTTGTTCAAGTTCATTTTTTTCTTTTATAAATTCCAAAGCATACAAACATTCGTGCATATTTAATTTAATGATATCTTTGTACTTTGTAATATCTCCTTTAGCGAGTGCATAAATTGACTGATACCAGCCCCACCTAGTTCCGAAGTTTGCAATTGCTGAAAGGTTGCCATCTCCTCCGGACTCAAATAAGCCAGAATATTCCTGCTCAAGTCGTTGCCTAAATTGTAAAAAAAAACAATACTACTAAATACAACATCAAGAGGAACTTGTTTCATATATAAAAATTCCCCACCCTTGTATTTATCTATTATATATCGATCGCTATGTTTTTGTAATACAGGCCTATATAAAACTCCCATTGCTTTGTGCATATTTTCCCAATCCTTAAAGTAGGTATCTAAATCAACATATTCGCCAAAAGTCATTTCATCTAGGTTTGGTATAAAACCATATTTTATTTTATCCATAGTGAAATGCCTGATTAGGTGTTTTGTATCTTGTTCAAATATCTGTGTTAGTTTTTTTGAAATTTTATTTATATGTGTCATTTTGTACTCATAAATATTTCCGTATGGTACTTTACAAAATATTTCTATCATTTTTGATCCTAATACCATTTGATCCTTTTCATTTTCTTGGAACTTGATAAACTTTTGATATTGCTCTAAACTAATATCGTTTAAATTATCCGGTATACTTATTTGAATCCTCATAAATATATAACAAATTTATAGATATTTTTTTAAAAAAAAAGGTAGCCATTTCTGACTACCTATCAAACAACTAACACAATTATAAAAACTTATACCTATGAAAAAAACCCTATTTTGTTAGCTGTTTATCTTTTTTATTAAAAGGTTTACTTGGATATTCTTTACTTAGAATAAATTTAAAGTACTCCTTTTTACTCACAAATTGTTTTTTTATTGGGTGTAAATATTTCATTTATTTTTTTTTACAAGTATATTTCCTTCTAAATCGAGTATTGTGTAATTATGTTTTAACAATAACTCAATAGAGTTCTGTATTGCTTTCGCTTTTTGCTGCATTCTATATGTTTCAAATATTTCGTTACTTATTGGCATCTCTTATTATAACATTTTTATTTATAAAATTTTTATATTTTTTAATCATTTCTTGCTTTTCTTTAGTTGAATTTACAAATTTAGGTATTGATAACCAATACTTTGGATCTTTTTCTGCAAAAAACTTCTTTAATATCCATCCTAATACTTTCATTCTTTTGTGACCATTGGTTTTAACATCATACCATCTTCTGCTATATTTATTTGTATTTGTGTGCCATTGAAACAACAAGGTATGTCTTTATCTAACTCGTAACAAGTTCTGTCGTTTGGGTTCCAAACAAATATCCTTTCACTTGCCATTTCTAATAAATTTATAAGATCTTCGTTCGATAATTTATTATATGTATTCAATAATTCTTTAGTGTCCATAGTATGGATTAGTTTGATATTTAGGCTTACCATCCCATAAATAAGCATTGCTATATGAGTTTATATTAATGCTTGGATCGTTAGAATCTCTATAATATTTGATCCTACATAAAAATTCTTTACCAATATTTTTTGATGGAAGATATGGAACTACTGCATCGTGATATTGATCGCTTTTTTCATCTACTCTTTTATTTTCTAAACAAGCAAACATTGCACTTGATTTACCTATTTTTTTTATTACAACATAATAATCTATGTTAGTTTGATCGTAACCCCAAGATCGATAGAATATATCCCCAACCTTTATATTTTCGTTATTATATTTATATCTTTGCATAAGGTATTCTAGAATTTAACATTGCATTAATTTTTTCTTCTTGTGTTCCAATATATTTACCACAAGTAGGATAACATTCGGTAGTTACAATTGTACCCTTTTTATATTTTTTCTTTTTCAAAATAATATCATTTTCAAGGGGGTATGTTTTTCTGCCTTGGTAGCCCATAATATCACGATCGGGTTTATCAATACTTATCGATCCAATATATTTACCGCGTATTCTATAATCGACAAAGTAGCCAATAATTTCAAAAGGATTTTTCATATTTATATTTATTTATTCAAATATAATAAATTAAATGCAAACTTCAAAATATTATCTTATTGCATATCTTCCGAAGTTAGGTTTGCTCAATATTGAATAAGTGGCATAGCGTACTGCATCTGTAATGTGGTTGTGATTATCTTCCGGTGTATTTGTTAATTTACCGCTGCGATCTTCTTTCCATTTATAATTTCTAAACTCTTGTATAGCATTTACACTATCTTTATGTATGTATATTTTATATCTTTTTAATAAATCTATGCCTGCATTGACAGAATCACGCCCTTTTAAACTAGGCCTTATTCTCCAACCCATTCTTCTTAATTCTTCAATTGTTCTTGGCTCGCTACTATCTGCATAAATGATTTGATCTGTAACTACTTCTTTTAATTTTCTATGTATATCGTTGGTTGTCATCATATTGCGGTATAAATATTCTTTTATATATAAATTAAAATCTTTTATCCAAACACCAACAAGAGAAGTAGGATCATTTGTAAAGCCAAAATCCATACCCATTGCTATAAATTTTGCATCTTCCGGTAATGAAGTAAACTCATAATAATTAAATATAACTGCTTTACTAACACCCTTTTCGCCCAAACCATATATTTGCCAATATTGTTCATCAGTATATTTTAGCCTTTCTATTTCATCGACTAAAGTTTTTTCTAAAAATGGGTTATCTAAATAATTTGTCTTTAAAAAACTTGCATCATCTCGTGGTATCACATTATCGTAAATCCAATGATATTCTTCACTTGGGTTATAATCTAATATTATTTTTTCGCTTGTTCTAAATAATAATTGCTGCCAATCTTCGTAGTACAATTCATTAGCTTCATTGATGAATAATAGGTTTCGTTTTCTACCTCTAACTTTAACAGGCTGATCCAAACTAATAAACTCAATAAGATTACCAAATAAAGTATATTCCGAGCTTGATTTATTGTGTTTATCCTCATCATAAATATTGTGTAATTTTAGAATAGTTAAAAAATCTCTAAGAACAGTTGCCCTAAGTGCAGGAAAAGTTTTACGACATACAGTAATAACTTTTTTATTATTTCGTAAACAATAATAAAAGATAATAAAAAGAAGAATATTATACGTTTTTCCACTTCTGGTTCCCCCTTGGTTAATTATTATTTTTTTATCTGTATTAACAAGGTGTTTAAAAACTACATTACTCTGTATTTTTATTTGCATCTAGTATTTCTATTTTAACATCAGTGGGTATACCATCAGCACCAGTGATCTCTTGCCTTTCTACATATCCTCTTTTTTTCCCTTTTGTTTTTAATAAAAATATTGTAGCTGCTGTTGATCCATCTTGTATTTGTTTGTGTAATTGGCTTTCAGCAAAATCCAATGCAACATTTTCAATCTCTTTTACTTTTGTTGCAAACTCTTTGTCATCATTGCAATAATTATAAAAAGTTGTACGGCCTATTCCAACTTGTTTACAGGCTGTTGTAACAACACCTAAAGATTTTTCCAAAGCATCGAGCAACCCTTTTTTTATGTGTTCACTTTTGTTCATTTTTTTTCTACTTTTTTTCTATAATCTCGTGCCTCTACAACTCGTTTCTCTAATTTTTTTAAATGCTCTGGATCTAATCTGTTTATTTCCCTCTGCATTTTTTTTGTCCTTATTCTTGCAATTTCTTCATCTACCGTTAGGCATTGCCACATTCTCTCTAAAGAATAATATACGATACTATATCGATAGCTGTCTTTGTGTCTATATTCAATTGGGCTAACACCGTGTAATAAATCTTGCCCATCAAAAATTGTTAAAGAATTATCAGCAACTTCTAATGATATATCAAGCTCAGGTATCACCAAGTGTCCGCCGTCAACATCTCCTTTAAACACTATCATATTGCTGTAAACTTCTTTAAAATTGCCACTATCATAGTGGTATTTCAGCTGATTATTTTTGTTCACTATTCCACTTGTAAAAACACTATTGCTTATAACCCATTGCTTTTTTACATTTTTTGTTACTTTTTCTTTATGCTCATTATAAGTTTGTGGAAAAAACTCGCTATAAAATTTACATACTTCTTTTGCAAACCTAGTGATTACAAAATGTTGTTTCGGATGATCATATCCCATACCACTTGCACTACAATAATCGTGTTTATTTTCTTGCCTTGGATTATAGCCAAAAATTCTGCTTGTGTTTACAAGACCGTGAGTTCTTTTGCCTTTTAAATATGAAATAGTTTTAACTGCCCATCTGACATCAACAGGTTTTTTTGGCAAAATTCTGTATAACAAGATCGGCTTATTATTATGATATATAATTACATCATCTTTAATGTGTGTAGATACGTCTGATAGTCTAGCTGTTCTTCTAATGTAGTCATTACGGTCAATAGGTTTTCTGTTAATATTTATTCTTCTCATCTAATCAATCTAATATGACTGCCTTTTGGCTGATTTGGTTTGTCTGCTATAATAACATTTTTGGGAAACAGTTTTAGCATTATTTGAATTTCTTTCATTTTTTGCTTTAATCTTTTTTGCACACTACCCAAACCACCATCTGTATATCTTTCAAAATCTAAAAAATGAGTGTTAACTATTAAATTTTTTGTGTTTTTTTTCATATGATAAACACTTGCATAATAATCAGGTATACAACCAATTTCGGGATGAAACAAAAATTCTGTTTTTTTTATAGCACAACACCTTGTATCGACTAAACCAAAATAGCTGTAAGCACTTTTTACATAAAATGCATTACCTGTTGCACACATACCTACAAATTCAATTCCAATTTCATCTGCTTTTTTAACAGTTTCTTTTAGTTTATTTAAAACTTCTTTTACAGAGCAATCCACAAAATCATATTTTAAATCATTAAATTTTTTACCACCTATTAAATCATCGCTTAAAAAAATACACCATTCGCCATATTTAAGAGTTTTCAATGCGTAATTAAAATTGTTTTGTATACCGGTAGGAAGATCTGTTTGTATTATTGTAGCTTGTTTCGATATGTTTTTAAATTTATGTGCGTTTTTATGGCATAATATTGTGTGAGGTTCTTCAATTTTCATTGAGGTTGTACTTGTTTCATATCGATCATAATACATTAAAAATATTTTCATTTGTTTTTGTATAGTTTCATTAAATATAGAAATACTTCTGTATTATCTTCTAAACCCTCTTTGTCTCTTAAATCTACAAGGTCTTTTATTATATTCTCATAATCTTGTGAGTTAAAATATAGTGTAATCTGTTTTACTTTTGCATTTATGTATGTATCTAACTCTTCATCAAATACATCTCGATCAATGTCAGGCTCTTTGTCCTCATCAAAATATATTTTTGGTAGGTCAAGACCCCATTCTGATAAATCTTTGATTTCCCATTCATTTGCTAATATATCCCAATCCCACTCTCCAAAACTGCTGTTGTCTTTTATAATAAATTCATCTTCTTGTTTTGGTGTAAGGTTTTTTGCTTGTACAATCCATACCTGTTTTTGTCCTGCTTCAACAGCAGCTTTATATCGCATATTCCCACCTAAAATTAAATTATTTTCATTCACTACAATAGGTCTTAATTTCATCATTTCCGGAAAATCTTTTATGCTTTTAACAAGCTTCTCAAATTTATATCCTTTAATAATTCTTGGATTGTTTGCATTTTCTTTTACATCAGCTATGTTTACTTTTTTTATCATTTGAAAGTTTTATGTGTTTTTAAATTTTTATTAACAGTGTTTAACCAGCTCCCACTTACAAAATTTTCCATAAAATAATCATTTTTTTTTAATTTATGCCATTTATTGTTTGTTTTGTTTTTATAATAAAATTTAGTGTAAATCAGTTTTTGTGGTTTATAACTTGGCATTACTTTGTTTAAAAACTTTGTTAAAAATCTTGGCCCTGTTGTTTGCAATACGAATCTTGCAGGCCAAACATTATATATTTGAATTTTCATTTTATCATTATAATTATCTATCATCTCTGATAAAAATATTTCAAAACCTTTCCAGCCTTTGATACAACCAAAAAAGTCATTGCTTATTTTTTCTGTTTTTGATAAATGTGAAAAAGTGTGAAAAAAAAATTTTTGATTTATTAGGGGCTTAAAATTTTTAATCACAACCATATCAAGATCGGTGTAAATACCACCTTTTAAATAACAAATAGCATACTTCATAAAATCAATTCTTTGTATATCAAATTTTAAATTATTATAAAAATTATAATATTTTGGCATTTGTTTTTTTATAAGTTTATCGCATTGTTTTTCAGTCCATAATTTATATTTAAAATCATTATTAATTTTTAAATGTGAATATCGACTTTTTTTAAATAATTCTATATCATCAATTTTTTTGTTTTGTATATTAAAAAAAATTTGATGTATTTTTTTTGGTATCATAATTTTCCTCGTAAAGTATAGCTATCAATGTCTGCTCCATCAATAAAAAATTGTACGTATCTTGATATTGCTTGATATGTTTTTTGTTTTCCTGATAAATAAAACTCCTCGGTGCATTCGATGATACCAATATCTAAACTCCCTTTGTCAATAACTAAAAAATAAAATTTATCATAACTGATATTAAATAATTTGCAATAAATATATACTTGAACATCATAGTTCAATTTGTAAGGACTACCGGCAGCAAACCTTTTATCATAATCCCATAGCGAAATATCCATTGTAGTTTTTAAATCTACTACACGATCTTTGCACCATACATCTGCCTTTGCACGAAAAGGTAAACCATTTATAATACCTATTTTTGGCACCTCATATTCGCATTTTGTGAGTAGTTTCATTGCTTGTTCGTTTCTATAGATCGCATCTTGCAATCTTTCTGTTTCAGATCTTTCTTTTGCAGTAAATACCATATCTTTATTTTTCGCAGCTTCTTTAAATTTTTTTGTGTTTCTAGTTTGAACATTAACAAAAGTTTGCTGAGCAAATTTTTCAGGCTCTAAAACAGCACAGTGCAATAGCCAACCGGTTTTCATTGATGGTGTCATAGGTTGTGCATTATTTGTGATATATTTGTATTTCTTTGGGCTTTTTATTAAATGTTTAATCGAAGAACTACTTAGTGCTGTTTTGCCTAAATAACCATAATAAAAATCATCATCTATCATTTTTTTTTCTAAATCGCTCACTTCCCAAGTTTGCGAATCTAATAGTGTTATTTGCTTCATTTAATTTATTTTTTAAATCTTGTATTTCTTTATTATATTTTGCTTGTTGCTCATAATATTGATCTTTTAAAATATTATGTTCAATTTTTAGCATATGTGTGTACGTATACATTTGATTTATGCATTTGATTTTATTATGAATTTGCTTGGTTTTTTTTTGATCGTGTTCTTTTATTAGAATTTGTGCAATAAAATTAAAAGCTGCTTCAAATATTAAAAATTGCATATATATTTATTTTATACAAAAATAAAAAAAAAATTTAACTTAATTAATATTAGTGATGATAGCATCTGTTTCATTAATTAAATAGCAAGTTTTCATAATTTTTTTACTTTTCCACAAAGTTGTTTCAGGACACCATAATCTTGTAGTTTCTTTTAATTGTAGTTTATTTAACCAAAATAAATAATTGGCTTTAGGATCGTTAACAAAATATAGTTTGACAATATCATCTGACATAGCCATCAACTTTTCGTACTTATATTTTTCAATCAATTTTTTTTTATAGTAATCATTTCTAAATTTCATTTCAATAACACACTCAAAACCTTTTGGTGTATATCCTCTTGCATCATAGTGTTCATATTGATTTTCACTCCATACAAGATCCCATCCCATTATGTTAAATATTGCGACTACTGCTTTTTCCCATTTGTGTATTTTATTTATTTCAGACATTCGCTAACTTCTTTTATCCACTGATTAATCCTTTTTGCATTACAGCTACAGAAGTTAGGCTCAAAATACTTATGTTTCATATATTTTGAGTGTAAAGCACACATCACTTGAAAATCTTCATAAACCATTTCATTTTTTAAACTTGATGCGATTTTATGCCATACCTTACGATCTACAATTTTATCTTGTTCCATTTTTTACGCCTTTCATCGCACCCACAATTTGGGTAAATTTTTTTCCAAATATATCTTATGCCTGTATATTTTGTTATGTAATAAACTAAATCACCTAATCTCATTTTTTAAAATATTTTTTACTTTGTTATAAGTTCTATATAAACTATAATAACTGATTTTACTTTGTCTGCTTAATTCTTTTATGCTCATACCTCCCTCAATTATACGATAAACTTTGGCATCATACCAAAACATTTCATCTAATTTTTTGTTTATACGAACGTAAGTTTTTTCTATATTTCGATCAATGTTATTTGTTTTTTTTAATTTGTACAAATAATCATCTATATTAATAACATTAATTTTAGCTTTTTTTATTTGTAAATTAATTGTCATATGCCTTAAACATTGATAAATGTAAAAATAATTTATATCTCCTTTATAGCTGATGTCTTTTCCCTCGTCAATATATTTGATTATTCTGATATACATTTCCTGAACGAGATCTTCGGCGTAATCTTTCAAACCAAAAGATTTTACAATCTTGATCCAATCACTATGTCTATCTGTTAATTTTTTTTTTAATTCAGAAGGGTGCATTAATTTGTTCAACTAATGCTAAATTTAGTGTTTTTTTACCATTAATCTCAAAGCCCACATTATTTTTAATGCTTTTCATCATTATTGGGTTTTCAATTGGTGTAGGTCTGCCGCCGGTGTCATTGTCTTTTATTTTTCTTACGTGTATATAATTATTCATCCAATCAGTAGGGTGTTGTATGTATCGGTGTATTACAAGAAAATCATCAGCCCTGTTTACAAATTTTCCGCCACCTTCAACATCACTTGCTAGTGGTGGTATTGGGTGTCCTGCATATTCGTGCTGTATTGGGTGTTTTATTCTAAGTGCGTTTGTGGCTGCGTGAGTTGTTAGCCATATACTTATATTATTTCTTTTGCAAAATAATCGCATTTCGCTTGTTGCTTCATAATCATATTCGTGTCCATTTAATCCCTGTAATATATCACGATCCTTAACTAAACTATTATAAGGATCAATCAAAAAGCCATCATAAGCCCAAGCCTGTTTTACTGCTTCTGCAAATTTAATTAATTGTTTATATGTGTAAAGCTCAGATGTGTCAACAAATTTAAAATGGTCAAATATAAACTGACAATGTTGATCAAATTTATCAGTTGTAATTTTGTTTATAGGTCTACTATCTAAAAACTCAATTAATTTTTTTATTATAGTATGAGGATCATTTTCGCTACTAAAAACAAGCCATTTTAATTTATGTTTTAATGTATATAACAACATTAAAAATAAAGTTATTGTTGTTTTTCCGGTGTTCGCGTGTCCTAATATTAAATTAAAATTTCCTTTTTTAAATCTAAAATATTCATCTATTTCCGGTAAATCTAATTTATAACCCTCGTGTAGTGTTCCTTTTCTTATTTTTATTATTTTGTCAACTTCATCATCATAATTTATTAGCATTCAACTAAAATATAAAAATTTTTAAAATGGCAAATCTTCTCGGTCAGGGTTATGTTCTGATGCTGTTACTTCTTCTTTTGGTTTATAATTATCAAGCTTAAAATATTGCTTATCTTTTGATTTTGCAGTACATAAACAAAGATTTACATAACCTTTGTCGTTTGCTAATTTTTCAAGCCTAACTAATTCTTTTCTTAATGTTGGTATATGAACTGATATATTGCTATCAATCCAATCGACCTTTGTTGGCTTGGGAAATAATCCACTTATAAAATCTATTTTATTATCCATTGTATACGTAATTTTCAAATTTTCTTGCTGTTTGTAATCTAATCTCTATTTCTTGATCGTAATTATTCATATTGATCGGTCCGTGTATATCGGTAGATCTATTTAAACTACTTTGTCTAATAATGTACTTTTGCACATCATCTTTTGGATTGTTATAATTGTTCGTTGTTTTTATAGGCATAAGTTTTGCTTTGTTTTTTGCTTGATCAAGATTATAATTAACCTCATCTCCAACATTGTAAGTTAATTCTTTAGTTGTGAACACATTAGGATTGTGACCATTTGCAAATTGAACTACATATTTATTCATTATTGCACCATCTTTTGTGTTAAAACTTTCTTTTTTTATTATTGATTTAATTGTACTTGTATATTCCATATTTAAACTTTAAATTTTTTTGCTAATTGTAATATTTCTTTTTTATCTTCTTTTTGATTATATGCTTCCGTTCTTAAAAGCCAATATAAATATTCACTATCTTTTTTGCTAATTTCTACAATCATAATTTTGATATACTTGTATATTTGATTTTGCTGATATATTAATTTAAAATTGTGCCATCGTTTAAAATTATTGTACCAACCGGTAGTTTTTTAAACATTTCTTCTTTTATATCATTGCTTGAGTAAACTTTTGCCGGTATTCCATATTTGCAAATTATTTTACCAATTGGTTGTACTTTATGTTTTTTTAGTACATTACTAATTTTCCAAGGTGTTACATTGTATATTTCACTTAGATCTTTTTGTGTGTAATATTGTTTATTCATATTTATCATTTTTTTATTTTTTTTGAGTTAAAATATTCTTCGTTTGTTCTATCGTGTATTATTTCATCTTTGGCCGATAGTAGCCTTACTTTTATTTGTTCATCTCTTAATTGATCTTTTAATCTTCTATTTTCTAATTCATAATTAATATTTTCTTTTAGAAGTTTTGTTTTATCTTTTTCTAATTGATCAATTCTAGCTAATAAAAAATCCATATTATTTATTTAAATGTATTTCTAATGTTTGATTTTCTAGATCTTCAATATAGTCATCGTGTAATAAATCTGTAATATCTATATTGTCTTTATATACTTTATTTATAGTGGTATGCTCGTATGTACCTGTACCATTGAAGTAATCTAATTCTGCTTCTATAAATGTATATTCTATTGTAATATGGCTGTTAAAAAATTTTAAATCAGCAATATGTTTTGAAGTATTTGATTTTATCATATTCATATTTATTTAAAACAAAAATAAAAAAAAAAATTGATATAAGCAAATAAGGAGACCGAAGCCCCCTTATTCTAAATAAATATAAATACAACACTTACCCTATGAATAGGGTAGTTGAAGATTGAATTTTTGATATTTCTGTATCATTAATTCGAGATCAAAATTATTAAATTTTTTTGTATTTCTTGCTAATAAAAACAAATTTTCTGCTGTATTTGGGCTAATCATATTTAATTTTAATCCAAATTTATACTGTTCACCGGATTTAAACATATTGCATCCAACACATTGTACTTGACAATTATCTTCATTCCATCTTGTTGAATAATGTTTACGTGATTGGAAATGACCGCATTGCATTTTTTTCCAGTGATCTTTTTTTCCGCAAGTAAAACATTCAACATAGCCTTTTTGATCGGCAGTTCTTCTTCTTATATATTCGCTGAATACTTTGTCAAGTTTTTTTATTAATGATTTTCTTGAAGTTTTCATTTTGCTAAATAAAAAATTTTTTTATATTAAAATATATATACTTATATATATATATACTTATATAAATATATATACTTATATAATCATCTACCTTGACCTCGGTATCTTTTTTTATAATTTTTACTATTTTTTACTTTGCTAGATTTTGTTTTGGAGTGAATGCCTTTTCGCTTTCGGCTTTTGGATTTATAAACTTGTACCTTTAATTTACGAGCCATTTTTTGTGATATAATATAATAAACAACCGCTTTTATAAGCCAATAAAAAAAACAATATTATATGATAAATGTTTAAATGCGACTCACCGCATATTCCTAATAAGTGTTCAAATAGTTCCATAATTATTTTTTAAATATACTTGTAGCTTTTTCAGTTGTACGACCACCAAAATAAGCTAAAACTACTGCCATCATTACTTTTTCAAAAGTATCATTCCATACCTCGTTGATGTGAAAGGGAATATCATCTACACTATCTAATATACCAGCAAATGAAAAAATAACAATACACCAAACTAAAACCATAGGTCTAACATTTTTACTTAACCAACTATCACTTGAAGCGTCTGCTTGCCATCTTTGTGATACCGCTTCTAACTCTTTATTTTGTTGATCGTAAATAAGCTGTTGTAAGGCTATTTT